ATTGAAGGTAAAGAATTGCGTGAGAAAGATCGCGTAATATGTGTTGAGAGCAGCATTATAATGGCTCCATATTGTACGGACTATAGAGAACGTCCAAGTAGAATTAGTAAAAAAAAACAAGAAGATATTCTTTTTGATAACAATGATTCTGCAGATGATTTCTTGATTAAGAAGTTCAATGTTTCTGTACGTAATGCAAAGTTGTGGCGTGATGAGATTATAGGAGAAAAGACTGTAAAAAATCTTAACTCTAGTAAAAAACATGTTCACATGCAATGGTACACGGTTAAACGTGTAAGTGGTAATTACTTAGAGTTCTACAATATAGAAGGACAAGCGGTTACGAGACACTGGCATCCTGCCAGCAAGTTTAGAAAGGTTGAACCTAAAAATAAATCATAATGACAATTGAAGATTTATCAAACATTAGTGACTTGCTAAATAGAATAGGAGGTTTTATTCCTGTTTATAGCAAGCCACTTGTAAATCCATACAATAGCAGTGATATTGTAGGGTTGCTTGAAGATGTAGGTACTGAACATGAAGGTTATGTTTATGAGTATTTGAACTATCATGAAAGTGATGATGGAACTAGAACATATAAGTTACATTCAAACAATAACGGTAGCTCAAGGACAAAAACTTTTGAAATAAAAAGAGATGAATCTCATCTTTTATGTTCAACTTTTCGTATGAGCACGTTACTTTCTGATATACAAAAAAGTGCAGCAGATTTTACATTGATTCTTGCAATGGCTGAACACATCAAAAGGTATCCTGAAGAGTACAAGAACATGAGAACTATTGTAAATCATAAATCTTTAATAGATAAGATGGTTGACAAGCCTAATTTTAATCTTCGTGATCATATTGATTTGTTAGATTTTGCATCAGAATGATTAAAGAGGTTGGAGACATCGAAGTCTATCCAAACCTGTTTATTTATGTAGGACATTCATTAGAGAGTGAGGAGCGTTATGAATACGTTCTTCACTCTTCTTATGAAGATAATAGTATACAACAATTTTGTGATAGGATGACCAATGGTATTGCGCTAATGGGATTCAACAACAAAGGTTATGATTACCCTGTATTACATCATATACTTTCAATGAGTAAGCATGGTTCAGCAGATGATATGTGCGAAAGTATATTTCAATATTCTGACAATCTTATAAAATCTAATGAAAGAGTATGGTTCAAAGAAAGGGAAATCAAAATACCTGAGTTTGATATCTATCTGTTACATCACTTTAACAATAAAGCTAAAGCATGTGGTCTTAAACATATTGAGATTGCAATGCGAATGGATAATGTGGAAGACCTTCCATATGCTCCAGGTACTTTTATTGAGAAAGAGGATGTACAGACCGTGGTAGACTATTGTCACCATGATGTAGATGCTACTAAGAAATTCATTTATGCATCTAATAAAGAAATAGATTTGCGTAAAGGATTAAGCACATCGTTTGATCTAAAGTTATACGACTCTAATGACCCTGAAATAGGTAGTGAGATTATTCTCAAGTTTGTTTCAGAAAAGATGGGTGTTCCACATTGGAATATCCGTAAAATGAGAACGTATCGTAATGGTGGAATAGACCTAAACAATATCATACTACCGTATATAAACTTTACAACTCCTGAGTTTAACTCAGTATTAGATAAGTTTAAGAATACAATAGTACATGATACAAAAGGTGATTTAAAACATCAACTTGTATTTAGAGATGTTCCATATGATTATGGTACGGGTGGTATACATGCGTGTACAAAGAGTGGTTCATACCACAATAGCGACACACATATGATGCTTGATATAGATGTTACATCATTCTATCCGAATCTTGCAATACGTAATAAACAGGCTCCTCAACACTTAGGACAAGCGTTCTGTGAAGTATATGAAAACATCTTCAATACGAGGAAAACATATGCTAAAGGAACTCCTGAAAATTATGGATTAAAGATCGCATTAAATGGTGTTTATGGTAAATCCAATGACATTTATTCTTATCTTTATGACCCTCTCTTCACTATGTTTATCACGGTGAATGGACAACTTCTGATAAGTATGCTCAGTGAGAGTATACTAACGAAAACAGATTCAGTATTGCTTCAGGCAAACACAGACGGTATAACTGTCGTGTTTCCAAATGAGCAATATTCTGTCATAAAGGAGTTAATGACCCAATGGGAGGAGACTACATCTCTTGAGCTTGAAGAGGCAGAGTATAAAAGTATGTTCATACGCGATGTGAATAACTATATAGCTGTCACTACTGATAATCAGTGTAAGTTCAAAGGTGCATTTGAGATAGATAAAGCTTGGCATAAAGATCAGTCACATAGAATTGTGGCTATTGCTGTAGCTCGTGCTTGTATTCATGGTATTCCTGTAGAGGAAACTATCATGAATCACTTTGATGTTAATCAATACGATGACATTAATGTAAAAGCACACGGTATTTATGACTTCTGTGGTTCAGTAAGAGCACGAGGAGGAGCAAAGTACGAGTTAGAATATTTTAAAAACGGAGAATATAATGTCACACCGACACAGAAAACCAACAGGTACTATGTGTCAAATGAAGGTGTTTATCTGAAAAAGGTATTACCTCCAGATGTCAATAAAAAAGACAGCTTGGAGTTACAGCCAGCAAATCAGACAAACATCTTTGATATCGTAAAGGATGTCAAAATAGATGTAGAACGGAAATCATACATTGAGGCAGGTCATACAGTAACGATGTTCAATAGAGCATTTAATGGACCTTATGATCTCAATTATGATTACTATGTAAATGAATGTAATAAAATTCTTAATAAGTTATGAAAGAACCGTCAGATATATTATTGACTAAAGTTGTAGTAGGTTTTGGTTTACTATTAGTGCTTATAGCATTTTTTAATGCAGTATTTACTTATGGAAAATACTTACTACAATGAAGATAGACAAGAAAAGAAGAGATGTAGCTTTCCAGGCAATAACTGCTTGGGAAGTTGCTGACAAAAAAGCTACTGTAGAACTTGCAACAGGCATGGGTAAAACTTTTCTGTCGTTAGACTGCATGGTAAAAATGCCTAAAGGTTCAGATGTTGTATTTCTTGCAGAGACAGCTCAACGTGAGCATGACCTTATGGTCGATATAGAGAAGTATAATGAACTTTTTGGTGTTGATGTAAAAGAACATATCAATCTTGAGTTTGCGTGTTATCAATCAGCTTGCAGATGGACTAAAAGAAAGTTTGATCTTGCAGTATGTGATGAAATACATGATTCTATGAGTCCTGTATATGTACAGTTCTATAAAAAGAACAAGTGTAAGAATATACTTGGTCTTAGTGCAACTGTAAAATCAGAACGTACATATGTAATTGATGGTGTAGAGGTTAGTAAAGAAATACTTCTTGATGACATCGCACCAGTATGTTTTACATATGATGTAGGTGATGGTCAACGTGAGGGAACGAGCAGAAAGCTTGACATACATGTTATCTATCATAGACTCAATGCGACTGAAAAGAATATAGATGGAGGGTCTAAAAAGAACCCGTTTAAAACTACTGAGGCACGTAGCTATAAGTATTTAGATGATCTTTTCTGGCAAGGTGTCTACAGCAACAAGGATTATCTTGTTAGGAGTGCTGCAATGAAACGTTCAAAGTTATTGTATAGTCTACCTTCAAAAGTAGATGCTGTAAAAAGCATACTGAAAACCACAAAAGGTAAGAGTATTATATTTAATAATGACTTGAATATACTTGAGGATATAACTCCTCACATTGTAAGGTCTGCAAAGAAAAGTGAGACCAAAAAGCAGAGAGATATTATGAACTTTGAAACCCGCAACAATTTTGATAAGGGTAGCATAGATGTAATAGGTTCTTTTAAGATGCTTAAACAAGGTGCTAACCTGAAAGGTGCAGATAATGTCATCATAATGAGTTACTATAGTTCTTCATTGGATATGATTCAACGTATAGGAAGACTGCGTAAAAACGGTAACAAGAAAGGTAAAGTATTTATCCTTGTTACTCTAGGTACACAGGAAGAAAAGTGGTTTGAAAAGATGACAGAAAGTATTCCAATGGAAGAATTTAATGTTGTTCCGCATTTGGATGTTAACTCGCTTGCTAAGAAAGCGGTATAATTGAAATGATAATTTTAATCGGAATATATAACTAAAATGAAAAAGATATAATGGAAGATGTAGGTGTAAATGTGAAGTTGATGAGTGATTATGGACTTACACCAAATGAAGTATTTTATTTAAAGGTACTAAATGACGGGTCTACAAGCATAATTGGAAATTTAGTAAACAAAGATTATTTGAAGGATATAGAAGCTATTAATAGTAATGGTTATATAACTGATAAAGGTCGAGAGTTTGTTAATAAGATATTCTTTAAAATAGTAAGAACATCAGTAAACCTTTCCACTAAGGAAATAGTAGACTTGTGTACACAATTTAGAGATTTCTTTCCAAAAGGTGTTAAGACCAACAATCATCCTGTAAGAGGGAATCTTACTAATATCGTTCGCAAGATGCGAAAATTTAAAAGAGAGTTTCCCAATTATACGGATGATATAATATTGGCAGCTACTAAACAATATGTTGCAGGTAAAGCAAAAGAAGGCTACGCTTTTATGAAAGTAGCAGAGTATCTTATCTATAAAGATGGTGACTCAATGCTTGCTTCACTGTGTGACGCAATGATAGAAGATGGAGGAGAACAAGATAAAGTTAAGTGGGGAAGGCATATTTGATTCTGCACTCCTGCAAATAAAGAAAAGGCAGGAGAGAGCAGCTCTCGGACATGTAAACTGTATTCCATTTCCTTTTGAAAGAACCAGTCAGTATTTTCCTGGTATAGAACGAGGTACATATGATATATGTACAGCAAGCAGTGGCGTTGGTAAATCAAAGCTCGCTCGCTTTTTGTATGTTATTATCCCTTACACGTTCATCAAGGAAAATCCTGACACGGATATCAGACTGAAGATATTTTATTTCAGTTTAGAGGAAAGTAAGGAGAAGTTTATGATGTCAATCATATCATACTGGTTGTTTGTACAACATAATATGCGTGTGTCTATTAAACAACTTAGATCAGTTGGAAACGTAGGATATTATCTACCTGATGATGTAATAGCTAAGATAGAAGAAGCAAAAGAATACTTTGCTGATCTTGAAAAGTATGTTACCATCATAGATCATATACACAATCCAACAGGTATCTTCAAAACAATGAAGAGTTACAATGAATCTAAGGGTAAATGGACTAAGCGTACTATTACTATTGACGGAGTGGATAAAGAGGTGAATGACACCTATATTCCAGATGATGTCAATGAGTATGTTATTGCTATCACTGACCATATCGGGTTATTGAGGACAGAAAAAGGTCTTAGTAAACATGAGACAATAAGCAGATTTTCTTCAGAGCATTGTATTGAACTACGTAACAAATATGCTAACATAGTTGTGAACGTTCAACAGCAGAGTTCTGATAAAGAAAAAAAGCAATACACTTTCAAAGGTCAATCAATAGACGAGAAGCTTGAACCATCGCTTGATGGGTTAGCAAACAATAAGGAGACACAGCGTGATGCTGATAATGTTTTCGGATTGTTTGCCCCTGATAGATATCAAATGGAAGAATGTGACGGTTATAAAGTAAATGTAATGCAAGATCATTTCAGAATGTTACTAATACTTAAAAGTCGTGACGGAGAAGCCAATGTTAGAACACCATTATTCTTTGATGGTGCATGCAGTTATTTCAAAGAACTGCCAAGAATAGAAGATACTGGAGCCATAGAAAAGGTTTATCAGTATACACAGAATCTTTAAATAAAATAAGAATGAGCGCAATAGGCGTATGTGTTATCGGTCCATCGGGTGTCGGTAAAAGCACTTCAATGATGAATCTCGATCCAAAAAGTACTTATGTCATTAATGTTCAAGGGAAAGCATTACCTTTTCCTAAAGGCAAAGAATACAAAAGAGTCGAAAAAGGAGCATCTCCTGATGGTGGCAATATGTATTCTTCAGATGATGTACCTACAATACTTCAGGTAATGAAGTTTATCAATGATAAGATGCCACAGATAAAGACTATCGTTATAGATGATTGGCAATATTGTGCAGCAAATGAGTTCATGCGTAAGGCTGAAGTAAAAGGGTTTGAGAAATTTACCCAAATCGGCAAACATATATGGGAACTCGCTAATGCACCAGCAGATCTACGTGATGATATGACAATTGTATTTCTTACACACGATGAAGAAGTTATGGATTCATCAGGTGTTAGAAAACGCAAAGCTAAGACGGTAGGTAAACTTGTTGATAATGTAGTTACATTAGAAGGTATGTTTACTATTGTATTATATGCAGGAGTGGATATAAAAGAAGAAGGAGGTACTAAAAAGCTCTGGAATCATTTTGTAACTCAGAATATGGGTGATAGCACTGCAAAGTCTCCAATGGGGATGTTTAAAGAACTTAAGATCGACAACGATCTAAAGAAGGTCATCAATACTATTGATGATTATTACGGGAGAGGGTCCCACTGATTAATTAATCTTTAATTTTTTATTAGAAATGGAAAATTCCAATTCAAAAAAGATAATCTCTATTAGTGAGATTATTACCTTGATGGGTTCAGGGTACACGCGAACAAATACAGCTCGTAATTACAATTCTGAAATCGGATGTATTCAGGATTACTATGACTTACCTAAAGACCAGGTAAGGCTTTTGTTTGAGCATCCAAAATTAGTAAGTGTTAAGACTACTAAAGTGATTGCACCTACTTTCACATTGGTAGATGACACTGCTGAAAACGTTGATAATGTAGCTACTACAGAACCAATGTTCAATGAGACTCCTTCTGTAATTCCTGGTGTAACAACCAACGAAGATATAGAGGAAACTAACACTTCAAACAATACAATCGAAGCATGGCAATAGGCGTTAGAGATGGTGGCGAGAAAGTCACAGGAGGACGTAAGTTAATGACAGGTGCGAATTTCGTATTTGTTAAAACTGTATGTCCTAGTGTTGAGGAAATGCAAAGTGTATTGGGATTTGATAATCCTAAAGAACCTACAGCTAATGTAGATAAAGATAACGAGGGTAATACTCGTGTTCGTATTGATATGTGGTTAAGTCGTCCAGAAGATGATTTCCTATATCGTGAATCTTTCTTTATTACAAAGAAACCTGTTGAATCAAAGACAGGTAAGTTTCAATATGTGAATAATTCAGCACAGTTTTGCTATGCAGACCCAACTGAGGGACCAACGTATGAGTGGTACAGTAAAGAAGGTATGCGTAAGTCATTTAACGGTGAGGAACAACTCATAAATTTCATTCGTGCGTGGGTAAACCACAAAGGAGGAAAGAAAGGAGAACCTTTACATTTTGATAATTGGGATGCTATCTTTGCAGGTAACTTCTCAGAGATCAAGGACATCATGAAGATGACCAATGAAGGTGAACCAAATCGTGTAGGTATGCTGTTCGGTGTAAGAACAGTAGACGTAAATGGTGAGGAACGACAGTATCAGTCTGCATATCGCAAGCTATACATCAGACCTTATCAAAATGCTGCAGTTGAATTTTCTAAGTCACTTAATGGCGAGTATGGTGCGTTTAAAGACGAATACCAAGCTAGCACACAGTGGCAGGAATACAATCCTACTGCAGTAACGACCCCAACTGGTGCAACAGAGGCAGGTGCTTCTGACACACCTTGGGGATGATGAACAGTTAATTTCTGTAAATATGTTATTATGCCTGTTAAAGTACACAAAGAACTCAGTATTGATAAAATACTTGAGAAAGCTTCCGAGCTTGATATCTATAGGAGATACATCGGTGATGTTTCACCATTGAAGATGATATGCTCTCCTCTACGTGAGGACGACCATACACCTTCGTTCAGACTCTATTATGGTAACAACGGTAGTTTAAGATTTGTAGACTATGGTACAGGTATAAAAGGTGGTGTCTTTGATTATGTCAAGATACAATATCCTTATCTTACTTTTGGTGAGCTGCTCGAAAGAGTATGGGAGGACATGCAATGCGTGTCTCTCCCACAGCTTCCAACAGTAGAAAAGCGTCTAAAAAGAACACAGTTTCCACAACTTCTTATTAATAAGAGGACACCAACAGTTGATGATATCAACCTATGGGAAAAGTGGGGAATCACGCCAAATACTTTGAATCATTTCAGAGTGGAACCAATATCTAAATTCTGGGTAGATAGGTCATTATTTAAATGTAAGACCCTCTCTTATTCTTATGACCTCTTCACAGAGTTCAAGATATATAGACCATTTGAGAAGATAATGAAGTTTGTTGCAGGAGGTTTATCTCTACAAGGTTATAAACTTCTTCCGCAACGAGGTGAGATATGTGTAATTCAAAAGTCTTATAAAGACGCTATGCTTATGCATGAGTTCGGTTATCCATCATTTGCACCACAGGCTGAATCAGTCGATGTGCCTGAAGATGTTATGGAAAGTATTCTTAAGAGATTTGATAAAGTTGTAATATGGGGTGACCCAGATGATGCTGGTAAAGCATTTATACAACGACATGAAGATCTCTATGGTGTATCATCTGTAATGAATTTTGATGATACTAAGGATATAACCGATTGTTGTGAAAAGTATGGTAAGGATTGCGCTAAAAACATGACAGATAAGCTGTTGAGTATTTAACAGCACAGTGAAGTTGAAAAATGGCAAACCGCAATAGAAGAGCAGGTCATTCGTGGGAGAGAGAATGTGTAAAGATACTCGTTGAGTTCTTTCCAGATGTTGTCACATCACGTGCAGAATCAAGAAACAGAGATGACCAAAAGGTTGACCTCTGTTATACTGGATTTCTAAACGTGCAGTGCAAAACATTGAAAGACAGAGTGAACTATGTTGAAGTTCTGTCTGAAATGCCTGACGAAGAGGGTCAAATGAATGTCATCTTTGATAAGAAGACACGTAAGACTCCGAAAGGTAGATTTGTAACAGAAGGGATATATGTTCACTTAAAATTGGAAGATTTTGTTGAACTAATCCGTAAATCATGTTAAAACTATCAATATTAACTTTAAGTATTCTATTAAGTATCGACCAAACAGTAACGGTAACGTGTTACCAAGCTACTGTAGCGCAATGCGATAGTGACCCGTTCACAACAGCATTCGGATACAAGATAGACCCAAAAGATCCTATGTCACATAGGTACATTGCTATTAGTAGAGACCTTGAAACATACTTTTCACCAGGTGATTTTGTTATTGTAACAGGAGCTGGTGTTTATGATGGTATGTGGATGGTAGCTGATAGAATGAACCGAAGGTGGGTAAATAGGATTGACCTACTTGTTGGCTATGACTCTTATGTTGACAAGTTTACGGGTGTCACCATTAAGAAACATGTTAGGTGAACAATTATCCAATGAAACTTTGGAAAAGGCTTGCAAAGTTCTGAAACAAGATAGAGATAAGATTGAATTTAGTAGTGTTAGTACACTACGATATGAAGTCTGCTATCTTCAGGATATAGCAAGTGATAATGTGATGAGTTCAGCTATGGCAGGAGATGCTATCATGGCTGAAATATCACGTAAGCAAGATTTAGATGACCTATTTGGAAGTCTAATGATTGAAATAGAAGACCACCTAGACAATGGTGGAATATTAATTTGATAAATATTATAAAAAAATGTCAAGAGCGATTTATATTAAGTCGGAAGGTAACGCAAGACCGTTGAAAGTAACTGATTTTGAAGGATTTACATTTGGAGAGTTAAAAGCTCATGTTCCAGAGGTAAACTTTGATAATTCAAATGTCATTATACACTCAACGAAGACGACTCTATTTGATGATTCGTCACTTATCCCATCGGAAGGTGATGTGATTCTTCTTGTTGTTCCTCAAAAGATGAAAGCAGGATATTCAGAAATCAGAGATGTGTCTGATAACTATGAGAGCATGGCGAGAAATGTAATCATGTCTGTTGTAAGAGAATACTGCGATCAAGATGGTCAAGTAGCAAAGGATTACTTTGGTAATTACCCTCATACTCCAACTAACGAACTAATTCAAAAAATTAGATCTTATGAGTTTGAAGGTCCATTATTGACACGTGATTCAAATGAGGAAACTCAAGTATCTAATACTGGTGAGTTTACAGAGCTTATGAATGACTATGAAGAATTAGTTAATGCAACAGATAGATTCAGAGAATCTCTTAGTGCAGTAGGTAATCTTATGGTAGAAAATGAAGAAAATGTTGCTATAGGCAATAGTACTTTGGGTTCTATCAACAAAGCGTTCAGAGAGTTTCTGAACAAGTAATTAATATTAAGGGTCTCTCTAATACAGGGAGACCCTTATTAATACCTTAAAAATATGGAAAGTATACTAATAAGAAATGACAAATTCGGTGTTGTGGTTATTCGTGCAGGAGCTTCTATGCTAGTAAATCCTGTAGGATTAGTTGAAACAACTATAAATGTAGATTATACATTTTCTAATATGGCTGACGATGAAGATATTGTAGAACGTTCTTATCTAAAATTTCAACCTGTCATTAAAATCTACATGACTTAATTGAAGCTCATTATGATATGACAGGATCTCTTGATGATATTGATATTAGAATAACAAACTACTATGGTCATGCTGACAATCCAACAGCTTTACAAATAGTATATGATGTCACAATAAGACATGGTGATGTAGAGATAACAAATGAGTATGATGAATGTACTTTACTTAAAGGTCTTTACACAAGATCTAGATTTAATTCTAGTATTAGAAGAACTAAAATGAGTAGTATTCACATGTTTAGAGATACCTACAATGA